GGTTGACAGTGATGTCACGCTGGAATCCCCAAATACGGTTCTGAGGGAATGTAAGATCTACATAACCTGCAGGGTAGTAAGGAACTTCCTGTACGTCAATGCCTAGAACACGAGTAGTACGTGCTCCACCGAATGTCTGACCAACGCCGTCTAGATAGTTCTGACGGTTGGTTGGTGTTCCACCAGCCTGTGATGCAAATGCTTCTGCAACTGCATCAGCAAGAGTACCGTTGTTCTTAACGATTCCCTGGAAAGCATCGGTTCCTGCGTAGAACTTTAGGTTCGACTTTAGGGCACGGTACTTACGTGGCATAGCAAGAATAATCTTCTGCATAGCGTCAGTAGTCCAGTTGTCATTAGCAACAGTTACAACAGCTTCGTGTGCGTCACCGTTGGTTGTAGCCTTGTTAACGAAACCATTCATGATTCCAAGGAATGCACCATCAGCATTGTCGCCAGTACCGTTGATTGCTAGATCCTCAATGTCATTTGCGAATGCATTTGTCATTAGACGAACTAGGTGATCCTCAAGAGCACCACCTTCAATTCCGTCTTCAAGAGCTTCAGCAGATACTTCCCAGTCAAGACGAATCTTCTTGGTTGTAAGCTCTACCTTTGTGAATGTCGCTCCTGCGTTGGTGTAGTCACCGTTAGCCTGTACAGCTGCACGGATAACACGCTCTCCAACATTAACCTTCTCAAGTTCCATAGTGTTGGCACGCATTGTTACACGACGACCGTCCTTGGCGAGAGTTGTTGCATCCCACACGTAGTCAATAAAACGACGTGCTTGCTCTGGGCGAAGGATACCACTACCTGCATCACCTGAAGGGTTGATAGCGTTTGGTCCAGTTACTGAACCGAATGAAGCTGTTGGGATGTTACCTAGGGCACCTGCGTTTCCGTAGTTACCTGGTACAGCGTTACCAGCTTCTGAACCTGATGCGAATGCACCTTCTCCGTTAAATAGACCAGAGTCGTTGCCTGAGCCATCAGGGTTGTTCTTAATAATTTCTTGTTCCGACATATTGTCACCTCCTAGTGATGTTTATTTATTTGAATAAATCGGCAGTTTTGAGGAAACGTCCGCCCCATAGGGATTTTTCAACCTGTGTCTCAGGCTGATCCTGTACAATCTCGCCGAGATCGCCAGACTTGCGGAAAGCAGTATCAGCTTCAACAGCGTCCACTCTCTTTCCAAACTCATCAAAATTGCTCTTAGCATTTTGGACTTCGTCTTTTACAGACTTAATCTCGCTAGTTGCGTTGATAAGAGACTTGCTTAGTTCTGCAATTTGTTCAGCTTGTGCTTGAACAACTGCTGTTAGATCGCTAAAGGCTTTGGTAACAACATCTTTGACATCTGCAATTGCAGTTTCAAAGGTGTCGTCTGACTTAGCTACAACCTCTTCTTCTTCTTCTGTTTCAGTAGTCTCTGACTTTTCCTTCATGTCGTCTTCGTCAGCATCTGCTGTCTTGGCTACATCTTCGTTCTTGTCTTCGTCAGAATAGTCTGACTTCTCTACTGCTACATCTGTTGCTTCAGCTGTTGCGTCTGCCTCTGGAGCGACCTGTGCTTCTTCAACTACATCGTCAGATTTTTCTACGATATCATTTGTTGTTTCAGTCATAGGACTTACCTCCTTGTTAATCTCAGTTTTAATGCCTTTAGCACTATCAACTAAGAACTTTATCATTTCTGATTTCTCAGTATCCGTCTTTTCAACGAAACCTATGTTAGTCATTGGCATTCCAGAGATTGGACTCTGTTCAATTTCATTTTCAGAAATAGTAACAATTCCATTATCCTTGTCCCAAAATACATTTTCAATTACTGTGTCAACAAGGTCACCCTTGACTGTGTCAACACCATCTACCTTTTCAATAGACAAAACATTTGCAAACTGGTTTGCTGGATTGTCTACTAGAGATAGTTCTACAAGATCATATTCTTTAATAATACGAATAGGCTTGTTAAGTTTTTCATCAAGTGCGTCATCCCACTTATTCATTCTACCGCCAATTGAAAAACCTGAAAGGGTACCATCTAGTACTTTCTCCCAAGTATCCTGAGCACCCTTTGATACATATGCAGAAACATATACACCACTATAGAACTTCTTTGTTTCAGGGTCAAAGTACTTGTCTTCCTTAAATGCTACCATCTTACCTACTGAGATTGGCTGGTGCATTTCACGGATATTACCACGGAACTTTGAGAAGGCCTTCATAGAAGCTTCTGCTGTAACAATGTCAGCTTGACGATCAACGTTGTCAAGTGTGGCAAAGCCAGAAACGATTCTACGTTCCTGATCTACCTTGTTAAATGGCATTGATAGGCGAACGTTCTCGCCTTCAGTATCCCAATGAGCCTTTGATATAGTCATACTATTACCATTATAGAGCATATTTTTAATAAATGTTGTAAAAATGTAACTTTCAACAAAATTAGTTAGATGCTCGTCCCTCACCCTGTGCATTTCTGCCAGCTACTGTTGCTGTAGAATCTGAAGAATTGTTTGCTCTTTCAGCATCTCTAGTCTTGTTGCCTGCCATGTTTCCTCTGGCATCAGCAGCTTGACGTGGTCCAAGCTCTAGCGGCTTGTCTCCATGTGGTAGCTGTGGAAGTCCTAGAACTTCACGAGCTTCGTTAGGAATCATGATCTGGTTCTTAACGTAACGCTCAAGGATTTGTGACTGAGCGATCTCATCTGTAAGAGTAAGTTCATTAAACTTAAACTGAAGAATGTCAGTCTTTTCCTTGATGATCTTATTGAGCATCTTTTCAAGATTAGTCTGAGCTGGCCTTGCTACCTGCTCTTTAAAGGTACGGTCTTGTGCAAGAGCTGCTGCGATTGCTGCAGAATCTCCTCCACCAATCTTTGACAGAGGAACCTGGTGTGCTACCAGAATGTCATCACGGTTTCTAATGCGATACTCGTTAAACGATGCTTCCTGTGTTCCAGTCTCTACTGCCTCCATCTTAAACTCAACCTTGTTGGTATCTGAGTCTCCTGGCAGAGGAATGTATAGAGTTCTGTGGTTAGATCCCTTGAGGCTTGTCTGCAAGAATCTAAACATCTTGTCTTCTGCCTCTTCAGAAAGCTTTGCACCCTTTAGTGTAACGATATAACGAGGAACACCCTTGTTAGTAAAGTAGTCAATGTTGTACTGTGAAGCTAGCTGATCTCCATGAAGTGCTGAAACGGCTGACATGATGTCAGGTACTCCGTAGAAAGTATTTAGAGGAGAGTATTCCTTGTAGTGGATAATCTCATTAGGACGAGGATCATTGGTAATTGGGTTTGCATTCTTTGCCCCAAAGTTACGGAAGTAAACAACCTTGTTTCCAATTATCTGAATGTATCCATCACGTAGGCGACGTACACGCATGGTAGTTGCAGGGATGTGACCAATATAGCCAATCTCTCCCTTTACAGTTCTACCAATTTCAAGATAGCCATTTCCAGTTGCCTGAACATCTGTGTAGAACTTCATCAATGTGTTTGTTAGTGAGTCATCGTCATTTAGCGACTCAACCCATTCCTTCATCTCTACCTTTGCACGCTCAATACGCTTGCGTGCTTTATCTGTGGCTGTTTCGTTAGTTGATGCCTCTAGTGCCATCAGGGTACGTTGTGTTGCCTGGAACTCAAATCCAAGACCTACAATGTTTTCTACCTTGGCATCAATGGCTGCGTGGTTAGCAAATGAGGTATCGTAAAAGTTTGCCAATTCGTATAGGTTCCATGGTGGAGTGATGACATCAAAGATACCATATCCATTGCGGTATACACGGCCTGGGTTGATCTCTTTAGAGTATGCCCCATCCTTACCACGATTTACCACGAGAGCACTGTCCTGATATCCCTGTGACATTACGTCAACCTGGTTATATTGAAGTGTTGTCTCAACCACTGAATCGTTATTTGCTTTTTCAATTCTATCTGAGCGACGCTTAAAGTTTTTCTCTAGGCCACTCATGTCCTTTAGGTTATCCCATGACTTGGCAAAAGGGTCTTGATCCTTGAAAGGATTTACCTCTTCCTCAAAGCTTGGCATACCCAAATCTCTAATGTAATATTCGTTTTCAGACATTACTCATCACCATACATTTCTAGGGTCTTCTTTGCAGCCATAACAGCGTTTAGATCGTTAAGGTTTGGGATCAGTCCCTGCTTCATACGGTCAATCTGCTCTGAATATTCTTCTTCAGAGATTCTTCCCATTCCTGGGTAGAACTCATACGAGCCATCTTCTTGTCCAAGCTCTTTAGCTGCTCTCTGTAGCTTTTGAATTTGAAGGGCATCTCCTCTGTGAGATGGTACGTTTAGTACGTTTCCGCTACCGTCAGTGAACGGCTTGCCATTTGCCTTTTTCCAAATGTAAATTCCCCAGCCAATGTGCTGTCCTTCATTTACAATAGATAGCTTAGATGTTCCCAATTGACCAGGAACTTGAAAGTTTTGATTGTTCATAACCACAAGTATACCACATTATACTGCTACGAATAGCTCTGCTTGCCATCTAATATCATTATATACCTTGTATGAGTAATTAGTAAACCTTAGCTTGTTGTCATCACCAACAATTATCTTATTTGTTCCAGTGTAAAGCTTGTATGGAATGCTTGGATCTACAACATATACCTTTAAAGTTGGAATATATAGAATATTTTCCCAAGAAATTGGTCCATAATCAGATGTACTCAAGAAGTCATCCCAAATTGTAACCTCATTCTCTGGCTTATCTAGCATTGTTCTAACCTGTGACCAAGTTCTTAGTGTTGATGTTATTGAGTCTTGGATTGATGTTAGACGGTAGTTGCTCATTCCGTGAACTAGGAGTGGTCCTGTTATGTCTAGATATCCAGTCATTGAGTTAAAGTCAAGGGCCTTGTTAAACTGAATGCCAATCATGTTCCAGTCATGTGGAGAAATAAACAACTCTTTAACCACAGAACCATTTAGATAGAATACTGCTGATGTTTCTGGAAGACCAGTAACGTCATCTAGAATATATACCTTGCCACGAGTCTTCTCAGTATTGGTGGCAACTACGTATAGAGATATGGTCTTGAGCTTTGAGCTAATGGTTATAAGCTTTTTTGGAGTTTCTGGGAACGATTGCTCAGGGTACTTTGCAAGTATTTGAATTGCTCCTACACGATATAGGTTTGATCTCTGTGGGTTTATCTTTGACCTTATTCCACGCTTCTTGTTAGACTCAAGGATTCCTCTCATCTGAATTCCACTGGTGTTAGTTAGATATAGATATGGCGTAGAGCCCTTGTATATTGATACTGGGTTCTTTGCTTTGTAGTCTGGATAGATACCACGCATTGTGTATGCCGCCAAGGAGTCACCAAAGCGAGTACTGATGTTTGTTGGGGCGATTGGTGACAGGGCCTGTGAGGCAAGCTGAATAGACTTAATCTTTATTGGATTACTAACTATTGCCTTAGACTCAATCTCAACATGTAGAACAATGGCAAGATTATTAAACGCTGTATCCTGTGGCAGGTAGATGATTGAGTCATCCACTACCTCATACTTTGTTAGCAACCAGTTTGCACCTGGCTCTACAATTCCAGTTTTATCTAGCAATTTTGTATATGGGAAGCTTGTGTGATCCATATTTGGACTTAGCGACATATATTGGAATGTTACATATGTCTTTACCTGGAGACCAGATGTGTCAAATGAGTTCTGGGTAAATGTCGTAATTCTTGGATTCGTAATATTAAACTGAATAAAGTCTAGTACCTGCTCTTGATCACCGTCAGCGTTTGTCATTGCCTTTGAGAGATAGCTTAGTGGAACATAGTCTTGCCAGTATGATTCAGCAGATATGTCAAGAATAAATGAGCCTAGATACAGCCTTGGGTTTAGGGTATAGCTTGCGATGTTTGCCATTAACAAGAATATGTCAGATGAGTCTACGCTATCTGCACTAGCCACTGAATCCCAGGTTGTGGTATCTGCTGTTCCAGCTATGTATTCTTCATCCCACTGAATTGTGTCTGCATCACCTGCATTCACAAAAGTATCGCTCCCCTCAAAAACAGCGATAGTTCCATTTTCAAGAATTAGATTTGATATCCTATTTAGGTTTCTTTGTGTACACAATCCAACCTTGTAGATTCTACCATCAAAGGTTTTCTCAAAGCTAGTCTGGCCACCAACGTATAGGGAAAGTTTTCCTGCTGCTCCAAAGAACTTAGAGATGGCTCCACCATAGGTATTTGATAATCTGGTTATGTCAATGCCAGCAGCAAATATTGATCCAACTTCTAGGTTTGCCAATGACTCTATGGTTATGGTTTTGCCATCACTTGTATTTAGCTGGTATTTTATTTTAGTATTCTCTGCTGTAATGGTAAAGTTGCTTCCATCAATATTGTTTTCAACTCTAAGAAGTATCTGACTATCTGTTGAAGTAGTTTTAAAAATTCCATAGAATCCCTTAACTTCGCTAGTAAGCACGTTCATTTTAGGGAATAGGATGTAGCCACCTTGTTTAGATGGGCTGTCTGCAAGAGTTAGGTCTATTGATGCGAATAGTTCGCTACCGTCTGTTAGAGAACATTCCTGAAGCCATTCTGAAGTTACTGCATCTTTGTTATTGAATACTATGTTTGGTAGCTTATAGCTTGGTGGCTTTAAAACGTTATTCTCAACAATAGCATTGTCAATAATTCCCTGGTTCCACCTACCCATGTCAGGATAAATATAGTTGTTGGCGTAATTAGAAACCCTGTAATCAATAAAGGTTGAGGCACCAATTAGCGATGAGCTAGATAGCTCTGGGAATTCTACACCTTGACCGTACACAAAGCGACGCTTGGCAACAAGTTCTGGTATCTGGTATGAATATGTAGCAACACAGTCAATCTCGTATGACTGAATATCTTCGTATGAGTAGAATCCTAGCCAGTCTTGTGATAGCAAACCTAGAAAAGGCTTTGGTAGCTCTAGTGCCTCAGTGTCTACAGTGACTGATATTACCTGCTCTCCATTGATTAGCAAGCTTGCTGTATTATTAGTAACCCTGAAGTGTACCAACATTGGTCTACCCCACTCGTTTACGAAGTATGATCCAATGCTGTTGCCAATTTTTAGGACTAGGAATTCTCCCTGGACGTAGAGCCCATCCTCAGAAGCGATTGGTCCAAATATTCTTTTTGCATCTGTGGTGCTAGGTGTAATTCTTATCCAAAACTCTGATGTCATATCCATATACTTGCCAGAGTCATTTAAGAATCCAAGTCCTGGAATGATCAGAGATGGGTTCTCTCCGTTTGCGTATATCTTTGTTAGCCCAGAAGAACCATAGACTATTGGGAATCCAGAGTTAACTGCAAAGATCTTATTAGATGAAGCAAGATAGTATCCATCAAAACTTGACAGACCATATGACTTAGCTGGAACAGCCTTTATGGTGTTCTCTAGGTTAATAGACTCATATGATGAAAGCAGTTGTGGCAGAACTCCAGAAGATGTTGTATTGAAGTCCTCTGACCACTGACCAAAGCTTAGATTGTTAAAGTAGAAGTCGCTATTAATGCTAACCTCTTGTTGAATTGATATGTATATGGCAATGTCTGAGCTTGTCTGTGGCAAGTCAAATGATTTTGACAACAATGCCCAGCCTTCTTGGCCACTAGATAGGTAGTTGAAGGTCTCTGTTACTGGAGTAGATGAGCCAACCTTGTAACCAATCTTTACTGTAGCATTTGCTGCAGACTTGAAGTAGGTTGATATGTTGAATGAATTCTTGTTCTGATCAAGGACTGCAGAGTTTAAGATTGTTCCACTTGTAATTGTTGCCTCATTGGCATTAGCTATTGATACCCCCACAATTGGAGAGTCTGATACTTGTGGAGATATTGAAGCACTAGACATGAAGGAACCATTTGTAATAGTCCAGTCAGACATTGACTTTTCATTATTGTCAAGCAGTGAAACAAAGTTTGAGGTATCGTCAAGTGCCCATAAAGCTAATGGATGCTCAGAAAATATCTTTTCAGCATATAGGTTTGATGGGTTGGTCATAGTATTAGTTTACCACATTTCAGATTTTAAAAAGATGCCCTTGAGACTATGTTGATCTCTTCATCAGTGAATCCAGAATCAAGCATTCTCTGCCTAATAAGCTTTGGTGCATCCCTCTGATAAAGCTCTTCTTCAGTCATAGACCTAGTGAACCATACCTGAGACACAACGCCATCTACAACTGTTGGTGGCCCCTCATAGAAGATTTCATCTGTGCCCAATTCTGGAGTTACTGTTTCTGTTACTGCAATCCATCCAGCTGGTAGAGCATTTCCTACTTGCCACGATGGATTTTCCAAATAGATGTCCCCCAAGAATCTTGGGTAGTTTCCATTAGGATCAATAAATAAGTTCATCTTGTTCCTTTACTTTAGATATGTAACTGTTGGTGTTACAGAAGCAGATACTGATGAATAGCTACTTGCTGTTGAAGATATTCCTGGATCTGAAAAGCTAAATCCTGAATCACTGATAGATATTCCAGAGCTGACAAAGCTATAATCTGTAGGGTTATCTCTTATTGTAAAAGTCTTGTACGCTCCTGCAGCCACATTTGTTAGACCATTTACTTTGATAAATTGGTTTACTCCCATTAGTGCTATAGTGTTATCAATCTTAGAAGCTGCTATCCTCAGAGCACCACTTGTATTCCCAAATGCCACAGTTTTTTGTGGTGTACTACCAGAGAATCTTGTATATGTGACTCCCCAATCATTTGGAGTATAGTTGTTATAGAGGGAGTAGGTGGATAAGTATAGGTAACCAGAAGCGTCGTATGCCACTGTACCGCCAGAATTTTGTATATATCCAGAGCTAGTGGATGCTGATCTAAGTGACGACTGAACGGTTCCAGAAGTGTTAAACCTAACAATAAAAGATGTTTGTGGTGATGCTATCTGACCACTTATTGCTGGAAAGGATGATGAGTCCAGAGCCACGCTTTGTGGAAAGATATTTATAGAAGTTCCAAGTGACATTCTTTTTTGATATGTGATAGATAGGTTTGAGGAGTTTACGTGGAAGTAGATTGCGTCATAGCTTGTTCCTGAGTTTGGGGTATTATTTGCAGTTAGGGCTATTGTTGTTGCGTTTACATCTATACCGTAAAACTCTACTTTTGAGTTAGTTCTTCTTGCTGCAGTGAGTGCTCCTGTGGATCCATTTATTTGAGCAAAGTATCCGTATGTGCTGTCATAACCAGCAACGTAAAGTGATCCACCATATTCTTTACAGACCTGCCAGTTTATGCCAGAGCCAACAGTTCTTTGCCATTGCAGGTTTCCAGAAGAATCATATTTTGCAACAGATGAGTTTGATCCAGCAGTATATGCGTTTTCTGATGAATCAACATCAACCGCATATCTATTTCCTGCTGATGCCAACTGTCTAGCCCATTGAGTTTTGCCCTTTTTAGTTAGCTTATACAAGGTTCCATAGCTTTGAACGTAAGAGTTACCCTCTAGTGATGTTACAGCAGCACCATATCCAGAACCAAGACCAGAAACAATAAATTGAGATGATAGTGCTGGACCAGAAGCTACAATCCCAAGTGGTGTTGGTAATGGAGACATATACCTATCCTAGGCTACCAATAAGTGCATAAACTCCAGATGCTATACACATCACGGACGATGCTGTGTACTGCGTTGTCATTGTAAGTGCTGATGCCTGGAGCGTTCCTGTACCTGCTGCAAAAGTTGCACTAGTTCCCTGTAGCCAAAAGTCTACTCGCTGTCCAACTGTCAATGGATTATTGATGGTTACCGTGATAGCTCCACCAGTTGGATTTAGGATTAGTGTCTTTCCATTATCGCTTGATTGAAGAGAATATGTTGTGGCGGTAATTGCAGTTGCTACAGTATTCGTTATCTCAGTTGCATTGTGCGTGTGAGATGCTGGAGTAAAGGTTGTTGGCTTATCTGTTATGTCAGCCCATAAGTGGGTGTGTGTTGCTGGAGTAAAGCTTGTTGGCTTGTCTGTAATATCAGCATAGGCGTGGGTATGAGTAAAATCTGTTATGTCAGACTTTGTGTGGGTGTGTGACGTATTTGCCTTATTCCCCAAAGCTGTGGTCATTGTTGATGCAAAGCTTGGATCATCGCCCATGGCTGCTGCCAGCTCGTTTAGTGTATCTAGAGCTAGTGGGGCAGAATCAACTAGTCCTGCGACTGCTGTTGCTACTGATGTTGCGATGGCATCCTGGACATCTTCACCTGCAGCTGCTATAAGGGCTGTTACGTCTGCTGTTGATACTGAGTCATCCTCATTTAGAAAATATGGTAGGCTTAGCCATGCAGTCTCTCCATCGCCAATCTTGAACTTTTGAGTGTCTTCTTCAAAGCCAAACTCACCAATCTCAAGAATTGGGTTTACTGCTGTCCATCGTGAAGCCAGGCCACGACGTTGCATCATTCTAGTAGTCATATTTTCTCCTAGTCTATTTTACCATAATTAAGTTATATAAATAGAAATACCCTGCCAGGTTAGTGACAGGGTATCTCAAGTGTATTGCTATTAAGCTATTACTGTTCCAACAGCGTGAATTGTGGCTGCTCCTGCAACAGTTGCAGTTAGAGTAACACCATAGAACTCATTATAAGATGCTGAAAGGGTAGCCAGAGATCCATTTGTTCCTACAACGCCATACTCTGTAATTGCAACATTATATGCAGTGTCAATAGTCACAAGGATCTTTGAAATCTCTGTGTGAGTCCCAGAAGCAACCTTAACTAGGAACTCTGCAGATGTTCCCACTGCTTGTCCAGGCATAGTTGTCTGGTTTCCAGTTCCAAATGTAATTACATTAACTGTTCCAGCACCTGAAGCGACAACTGAAGCTGCAACCTGTCTTGCAACAGAGTTTACGTCAACTGCGATGAAGTTAGGAACTACTGCCTCAAGAGCGTCTACTGCACGAGAATCTAGGAAGTATAGATTGGTTGAACCTTCCTCAATAGCGTCTGTATCTAGTGCATCAATTGCTGCAGTGACAGCACCTGCTGGCTCATAGTTAACAGCAAGACCATTTGCGTGGTCTACTGCATTGTTGTAGGCTGTTGTAGCTGCTCCTGCTTCATCGTACCAAGTGTCAACAGTTGTACGATCTACAGAAACCTCTAGGCCAGCAACTGCGATACCAGATCCTGCTGTTACAGTACCGCCACCAGAGAACTGTGTCCATGTCTGTCCATCGAATCCTGATAGGTAGTGGTTGTTCTGTACCCAAGAAGTTCCCCCATACTGGGTTCCTTCAAGAATAAAGATTGCGGCACCAACAAGTTCTGCTGCTGCATCTGCGTCTGCAGGACGAGTTAGAGTATAGTCAGTTCCATTATCTGCATAGACATAAATACCATTTTCTGAATCAGTGGTTTGTCCAGTAAGAAGAATTCTGTAAGCGTCTGTTTCGTCAAGTGCTGAGTGACCGTCAATTACTAGAGTTCCAGTTGATCCAGTCAATGCAACGTTGGAGTCAGCAAATAGGTTTGCAGACTCTTTCCAGGTTAGACCAGAAACAGCATTGTCCACATATGCATTAGTAGCTACTTGGTTTCCTGCTGAAGCTGATGTTACGTATACTGCACCGTTTGCATCAAGTACGATGTTTCCAGCGGTTGCGGTAACTGTTACATCATCCTGTCCCTTTAGGTGTAGGTTAGCTGTATATGCTGTTACTTCAAGATCTTCTGAAACATCGTTAACCTTGATTCCACCGTCAACACCTGCTGTTGATGGATTTGTGAATGAAAGCTCATCATTGATAGTCTTGTTTGTAAGAACCTGAGTATCCGTAGTACCAACGATATCTCCAGTTACACCGTGAGTAGATGTATCTGAAATGTGTGTAGTTAGATCTCCTGCTACTGTTGAGGCTGCACCAAATGCGTCATAGGTGTCTGCTGTTACAGCAATCTCTCCAGTAGTAGAGTTATAGGTAATTCCAGTACCGCCAGAAAGTGCATTTCGTGCATCTGTATCAGTATAGGTTACTGCACCTGTAAGACTAATGGCGTTGTTGTTGTCGTTATAGTCTACGGTAATATTTGTGTGGGTTCCATTTGCAAGAGCCTGGGCTACTGCATCCTGAGCACGCTCGTCAGTAAAGTATACGTTTGTAGAACCTTCTTGAAGATCGTCAGTTGTTGAATCAGCAACTCCGTTTTCAGCTACAAAATCTACTACTTTTGTTGTTGGGTTATAGGTTACTGAGATGTTTGTTTGAGTACCGCCAGTGATAGCGTCCTCTGTAATAATATCTGATCCGTTAATTGTACCGTTTGTACCTTCAACGACCAGTCCAGACTTAATTCTAAAGTCTTTAGTTACTGTTGCCATGGGTTATATCTCCTTATATTATGCCTTGAGGCCAACACGAGCAAATCGTGCTGTCACAGGC